GGTGGCTTTAAAAAGAAGTCTCCGTATTTACATAGATTTCTTGTCCACGGGTATAAATTAAACTCAATGTTTAAAATATCATAATATAAATTATGTAAAATATCGTGTATTTGATTGTTGTCAGATTTAATACTTAGTATTTTTCCATATTCTGACTTCAATGTAGTTTCGTCTGCGTAGATATCTAATGCAGATGAAATTAAAGGGTCTGAATCCATTGCTTCATAATCTCTAAACAATCCCATACGCATTGTTTTCTGATACAATGATTGGTTATATCCACTCATTCCACTCGGACTTTTATACAAACGAGAAAATCTATCAACTAAATCTTTCCCTGTAACACTTTGAATTTGTGCTGTATCCGCTATTTTTAATTTTCTACCACCGACATTTCTAACAATTACATTTGTAGAAAATAGTCGTTGCAATCTACTGAATAAATCTTTATCAGCCATTTTTTTAATCCTCTTATTTAATTAACCAAGTTAAATCTTCTTTTTCCCCTCTAACATCCATTTCCCAAGAATCATTTGTTTCGGTATTTGAAGTATACACTCCTGGATTGTGTCCAATACCTTGAATTGCTTTCTTAGAAAGTTCTATACCTTCACTTCTTAATCTTAGTGCGGTATCTCTGACCCAAAGGGCTATTGCAAAAGACATTACCAAATCATCATTGTATCCGGTCATTGCTTCCGCTCTGTTTCCATTATAAATAAATACAAATAATTCATCAATTAATCTTTGAGAATGAACCACTACTGATTCTTCTCTAAACATTTCCTCTAACTTTGCAACAATTAAAGGTCTTGTCTTTGATGTCGTTGAAAAACCAGGAACCATATTTCGTTCTTGACTTCTATATTTATTTGTTATTTGATGTTGAACATCAACATATTGCAAATCTTTACTTGTATAAAACAAGTTTGGATATTCTCTATCAATGACTTGTTGAATTGCAGCCCAACCAATATTGTTGTTTTCCACAACCAACAAAGCATTGTTATATTCACTAGCCACATTAACTAGCATATTTCCAAAATCTTGTGTAGAGATTTTACCTTTGTATTCGGCTACTTGTTCCAAAGATTCTACATCTATAATATGGAACGCTGAATAGTCTGTTCCGTCACCTCTACTAACATCGGCACTTACCACATAATTCTTAGTATAGTTTGGTGGTTGCCATATCCAATAGTTAGAGTCTATACCTCTCTTTTCCATTGGTTCTCTTACACTACTTTCTTTTAAATTTTCAAGTAGTAAACCATCAATAACACCACGACCAGAAGTGATAAAGTCACAATCACATTCTTGAGCGGCTAATGAAGGCCCTAATAATTTATCTTGTTCATCTCTCCAACTTTGTTCTCTTTCAGGGTGAACTGACCAATGTAATTTAATAAAATTAAAATCATTAGTTCCGTCTTCAGCACCTATCCAAGTTTTATGGAAAAAATTACCAACACCATTTGGTGTAGAGATAACTAAAGCTCTACCACCAGTCGCTAGTGTTTGTTGTGCGGCTCCCCATATTGTATCTATCTTATCGATAAATGCTGCCTCATCAATAATAAGTAATGACAAGGCTTCGGAACGACCTGATTCCTCAGAACTCGCTACCGCTTTAATTTGAGAACCATTTTTATATCGTAACGATAATTTATTATCCTCAACACAAGGTTGTTTTAACCAACCTGGTAAGTTAGCGTGCATCACTCTAACTTTTGTTACTAAATTCTTTGCTGTTTCTTGTTTTGTAGCGATAACCAAGATATTCTTATCTTGTTGAAATGTCATCATCCACAATGCATATCCAGCAGTTAATGTTGATAAACCCAATTGACGAGCCTTTAACACAATATTATAATCGTGTTGCATAAAAGATTGTAGTGATTTTTCCTGAAAGTCGTATAAGTTAAAATTAACTTTACCTCTAACAGGGTGTTGGATTATTCCATACTTACCCAAAAAATAAACTGGGTCAGTTGCACACTTAGCATATTCTCTTTTAATGGCTTCTTTTAATTGTTTTTTATCTTCCATTAATCAACTATTTCACCGGCAAGTTTTATTGAAGTAGAAGTTGCAATTACACCAAATGTAAAATACAACCACTTGTTTTCATACCATTTAGGTTTAACAAGTTTAATCTGTTTCTCGTATAAGACTTCTCGGTCTTTTAAAATATCTACTTGTTGAGTTTTAAATGAAATCAACATTGAATCAATTTGTGCTTGATTTTCATATTTTTTCATTAACTCATCATAAATACTAATTTGCTCTGTTTGGTTCTCAACTTGCGTTTGTAAATCTTTTACTTTGTTAGCCATATTAGTGACTTCTTCTTCAGTAAAAGTATACACTTTATCTTGAGAATAAATAAACCCAAACAAAGCTAACATTACTATTAACTTTTTCATATCTTTACCTTTATTTACTAAAATCTTTTAAGAACTCTGCGGCTTTATCAGAATCACCTTTTTCAAAAGTCTTTTCCATTTTCGTTGTTTTCTTTTTAGAAATGGTTAGTTTTCTTTTTAAAGAAGTAATTTCTTTTTTGTTCTTTTTCTTATTCTTTTCTAACTTAGCAATTTTAGTTTCTACACCCTTTTCTTCTTTTTTAGATTCATCAATTTTACCTTCGAGTTCTTTTAACTCTTTAGATTTTTTAGAACCTGCGATAGCACCAAAGATTGTTCCTATTACTGCTAGTAGTCCAAGTAGTTTTTTTAACATTATTTTTCTCCTTACCTATAAATAGTTGGTTATATGTTTTCTCTCATTTTTTTCAAGTCTTTTATAGCATCATCAGCAAGTTTATTGAGAGCTTTTTCATTAACTTGTGCTTTCTCAATTCTAACCTCTGGGTCTTTAATACCAACATCATAAACTTGGTCAACTGGTCTTTCGTGTCTCCATTGTTCAATACCTTGAATCATATCATCAACCCACGCTTTTTGATTGTCTTTTGCCTTGTTTATTGCCCAATCATCATATTTACCTTCAAGTCTTAATTTATTCTCAAAGTCTATTTGACAATCAAAACAATGTTTGTATAAATACCAAAACTTATTATCAAGTTTTTTCTTCATTGTTTTTTTACACTCTGGACAAAATAAAGGAACTCTTACCTCTGACATAATATCAGTTAATTCTGATTTTATATCACCTTTTTCTTTTTGTTTTCCTTCATAACCTACCATTGACCTTTTTTCAACTTCTTGTCCTTTTAGTAGATTACCTAATGCTTTATTCTGTCTTTCTGCTTCTTTTGAATATCCTGCCATTAAAAACTCACTAACCCTAATATTTGATTTACGGGTGCGAACGCACCAGTAAACTTATAGGTTTTTCCTTTATATTTAAATACTATTCCTTCAACTGGGACTATCTTTTTTAGTCCACCAATCGAATTTAATTTTTCTAATTGTTGTTTTAAAGTTATCATCTTTTTTACATCTTTAGCTTTTCTAACTGCTTTAGAAGCTTTTAAAACTTCTTTCCTAATTTTTTCTACAGCTTTTGTTGGATTAGCTGCAATAAAGTTTGATAAATTTTCTAATATATCAGCACCTACCGCAAAGAAAATTTTTTCAAATGGTAACATATTTTTCTTAACCATATTTTTGTGGTCTTGTTTATCTGTATTTATAACCCACTCTAAAAATTTCGGTTGTCTTTTTAAGTCTTTTTTAATATTTGGTATTTTATAACTTTTATCAAAGAACGCCCATCTTTTAGTTAATTTTTTTAAAATTGTTTTAGGAACTCTATAACCAAATTGTTGTCCTGCATTAAAAATATATTCTTCCCAAAAAGACTGATGATATTTACCTAATGTGTCATTATCTTTCAGTCCATATTGGTTTTTTAATTTATCTACTTTCTTATAATAAATATCAACTTTTTTCCCAAAATCAATTTTTTTTGGTAAATCTAAAATTCTTGGTTTTATTATCTTAAAATGTTTCCCAATATCTTGGTTCACTTGTTTAATCATACCTTGCAACATTCTACCAGAACCTTTTATTTCACCAACCGCATTACCATTTTTATCATATTTGATTGAATTGTGAAATTGTAGAATTTGTTTATCATAATCTATTACATTTGATGATGCTGGATAGATAATTTCTAAATTCATAAATATCTCACCATTTTTAAAAATTTTGTCTTTTTGTTTATCACTTAAACTATTAATTGATTTTGTTAAGTCTGACATTGCAAAAACAAAAGCATCTTTAATATCACCACGACCACTAAACTTTTGAGCTATTCCTTTTGCATCTAATGCGTTTTGTCCACGATTTTTAATTTGTCCTTTGTTTCTTGCGGCTAAAACTTTTCCATCACGATAAGTAATCATTAAATTTTGTCCGTCTGTTTTTTCTGTTACAGCGTCTTCACGATTCAATTGTCCTGACAAACCTAATGTAATAATCTTTTTTAAATCGGCAAAAGTCAACTTTTTATCATCAAAAGGATGCGACATATGTCCATAAGCACCACCTTCTAATAAAAGATTTTCATTAATACTTTTATCTTTTATTGCACTTTTCTTTGGTGTCTTGTCTGTGGTTACAAATGTATCGTATTTATCACTGGGGCCGTGTTCAAATTGACGAACATCTAAATTTATTTTTGGTTCGTAGTTTTTTGGTAATTTGTTTTCAATACCAATAAATTTTACTGCTCCAGGAATTAAATAAAGTATTAATTCTTTTTTATTTAAGTTCATTAATATTTGACTTGATGTCCATAATTTGTTTTGTGCTCTTACTAAATCAAATTTAGGGCCTTTCTTTTGTGTGTCGTTATAAAATAATGGAAATACTTTTTTGTATTCTTTTTCATTATCAATTAATTTTTTTGCGTTGCTCATTCGTAGTTCAGATGATATTCTATCTGGTCCTCTCGTATATCCTTGTTCAGGGTGTTTAATTCCGTGATTAGTTCTAACGATTGATGATTTATCTATGTCGTGTATTTTTACTGATGGTTTAGTTCTACTTGTGTTTTCAATCACAACTAATTTTTTACCATTACTAACTAATGTGTGTCCTTTTACACCGGTGTCAAATTTTACTAATGATTCAACTACTTCTGCAAAAGTATCTTTTGACAAAGCGTGTCTAATACGAATTCCGTCTTTGGAAGGAGCTTTCGTTTTCTTTGCTTTATCAAAGTCTTTTTCATCTCTTTTTACAAATAATGCTGAATTAACCAATCCAATACCATTTGAGTTCATACCTTCTGACCAATCTGTATCTTGGTCTTGAACATAACAAACTTCAATACCATTACCACTCATCTCTCTAACTATTTTTAATTCTGGTGTGTAGTTTCTATCACGATTTTTTCCAATTACAATATCATCACCAAACTTTTTAGAAAATGCTATACACTCGTGGATTGATTCATTATACTGAAATTCTCCGTCATAATCAATAACTTTTATAGGAAGTTTTTTACCTGAAGCAGTATATGACATTAATCTTGTGTTTCCAGCTAATAAATAATAATCTCCATTTTTATCTTTTACTGCGATAGGTGGTGGGACTGGATTTTCACTATTGATTGCTTTCTCTAATCTATTCCAATCTTTTCCATATTCTTTTGCTCGTTGTTTTCCTAATTCTAATGCATTATCTGATTTTAAAATATCACCAACATCTGTGTTGTCCATAAATTCCATTTTATTTGATGATAAATAAACACTTCTTGCTGACTTCATTTTGTCAATCATATCATTTTTATCTTTAAACAAATTAGGAATTGTTTTCATTGTTTTGTCGTTTTCAAAATATTCACCTGTTTCATCTTCGTATTGTTCATCAGTATAATCTTTTGATTTAACTCTATTAGACTTGTCGTCTATTCTTTCCCAATTATCTTGTGGTTTTTTAAATACATTTGTTCCCTTTACTTTATTGTCTTTTTTATCTAAGGGTTCTGCTCTTCCACTTTTAATTGCTTTGTCCATATTATCTTTGGACTTATAAACAATTACTCTACCGGTTTCTTTTGATTTGGCTTTAAATTGTTCATCTT